TATCGGTCAGCGCCACCTCTTTGATCGTGACCCACTGGCCAAGGTCCTCGCGGTAGAGCCACATGAGCGGCGTCACGTTACCAGGCGAGCTGAGCGGAAAGGTATAGGTCACCGTGGGCGCGCCGTTGATATAGCGGCCGTTGCCATCGATGATGAGCGTGTCGCCGGTCTTCCCCATGTCGCCCGCGCCGGAGCCCTGCACCAGCGCCATGCGCGTGCCAGGGTCGGGGAATTCCGGGAAGTAGACGTGCTGGTTCGTGCCGCCCCAAACCAGGCGAGAGTTTTTCGGCGGAAAGGGCCAGATGGAAATGGTCGCGTCCTGCGAGTAGGGGAACGCCTGCACGCCCGCATCGATGTTGAGAGGGTAGGGCGCCTGCGGATAGTTCGCGAGAACGGGAGCCGTGCGCTGCGGCACTGGCACCGGCCAATCGATCAGGTTCTCGCCGATTTCCTGACCGTAGATGGCGAGCATGTAGCGGTTGAGGCGCGCGAGCGCTTCCGCCTGCTCATTCGGGGTCGGCGTCGTGCCAATCGGGATAAGGTTATGCTCGCGAAAGGCGTCGGTGATGAGCTGCGAAACGGTGGTCATCACCGCGCCTCCGGTGCTAGGCCGCGGGCGGCCCCAGCTTAGCTAGAAGGGCGCGCACGTCAGCGGACGGGTCGAACTCGTGCCCTAGACGCTTCAAGGTGTCATGCACCTCGCGGGTCAGGAGCGCGAGCAGCTTAGAGGTGCCCTCGCTGGCCTTGTGAACCACATTGCCGGCTTTGAGGGCCGAAACAATCTCTTCGCGCGTGATGGCGGCCGCGTTGAGCACAGGGGCGGCGAGCTGGTTAGCGGGGTGAGTGTCAAGCCAGCCGTCAGGCACATCGTCGGCCCGCTCGAACTGTTTGCAATCGCCCGTCTCCGGGTGCCATTTCAGCGCAGGGTAGGCTTCCATGTCCGTTCTCTCCCGAAAGGGTGGCTCCGGCGCCAGGCGCCGGAGCCGTCACTATTAGGTGCCACAGATGCGGGTGCCGAGGAACTGATCCAGCACCGCGGCGCCATACATCATATCCCAGCGGTGGATATGGGCGCCCGTGGTGATATCGGAGCCGCGCCAGTAGCGGATGGCGATGCCCGTGTCAGGGTCCACGGCGTAGCTCGCGATGCCGGTAAAGGGCATCTGGAGCCTGGCGGACACAAGCGAGATGGCCCGCTTGTGGAAGGCTGAGCGCACACGCAGGGGAGTGCTCGGAGCACCGGCGAACTGGACGAAGGCGTTGTTCGCGGGAGCTGCGTTGACGGTCGCAAACGCGGTGTTCGCGTCGGTCGAGACGCCATCGCTCGTGCCCTGAACGATGATCGGCGGAGTGATGGTCACGGTCAGGTTGCCCGTGGTGACCGCCGCCGTGCCGCCCGTCAGGACGGTGAACTGCTGGAGCTGGTCATTCTGCTGCTGCGCGCGCCAATCCCAGCTGAACACGTTCTGGATCGTGAACACCTCGCCCGCGACGACAGTCAGGTTCGCCTGCGACGCGCCCGTCAGGTTGAGCGTCTGAGTCATGCCGGGAGTGCCGGCCGAGCCCTTGACGCTGCGATAGTTCACGTTCTGAGACGCGCCGGCAATCTGGAAGCCGGTTGTCGAGCCGTCACCCTGAACACGGGTGCCGGTCGTGAACACGGGGCACTGCTGCGTCGCAAACCAGTCGATTTCCGAGATCAGCGGGATGCGAACGCGCTGGAGCGCCGGGCGGTTGATGTCCGGTGGCTCGTAGGCGGAGAGCAGTGAGCCGCGGACCAGCTCGCCATCGCCAAACGACATGACGCCCGAGATGCTCTCGTTGGGCACACCGTTGGTCATGAGGCGCGTGTGGGCGCCCATGGCCTCCGAGGCCGTGCGGATGGGCTTCGTCGGGTCGGTGGCGTTGCCAGCGATGCTGGTGGAGCCGGCCGGAACGCCCGCAACCCACGACGCGAAGTTGAGCGTCTGGTTGGCGAGGAAGAGATCGACCGAGTGCGCGAGCGTGCTCGCGGCGCTCTTCATCGTCTCGTTCTGCATCAGGGCGTTGTAAGACTGAATATATTCGATGTCGCCAACGGAGATGTGGACCTTCGAATACTGGTTGACGGCGACGGGCGCAGTGCCGGTCACAATGTCCTGCGCAGCCAGGTTCGCCGTGCCGTCTTTCTTATCGACAAAGCGGGGCGGGCGCTTGACATTGATGGTCAAGCCGTTCTCGTCGGTGACCTGATCCTTGAACTGGCCATCGACCAGGCGGCCGAAAACGAGCTGGTTTTTGAGCAGCAGGAGCATGACATTTGCATACTCCTGTGCATTGAGAAACTGATTGGACATGGGTCCGACCCTTTAGGGCTTAGCCATCGCCATACGCTCGAACGCTGCAAAGTCGGTCGTAGCAGGCGACGGGGGCTGTGCTCCACCCGCCCCGCGCCCACGGTTGGGCAGCAAAGGCGGCGCTTTCGAAGGCTTGAAGGCTGGGGCGTTGCCCTTGCCTGCGTCCGCCTTCCCGGACGAAAGTTCAGCCTCTTTCTGGCCGAACCATGCCGCTTGTCTCGCGGGAGACAGCTTAGCGATTTTCGACGCCTCTTTCGGGTTCGTGGCCAGAAAGTAGGCGATCTGAGGTCCCAAATCGGACTCCAGGATCAGCTCACCGACAACGGGAGTTAGCTCCCACTCGCCGGCCTTGGCGGACTCCATCACCACCTCATCGAAATCATCGAAAATCTCCGAGCCCTTATCAACGAACTCGGCCATGGCGGCAGCGTGGGCCGTTTGGGCTTGCTGCTCCCGCCGCGATTCATTCGACTTGCGGTCACGGTCACGCTCGGCTTGCATCTCTTGACGAGCTTCAAAACGAGCAAGGTCCGAAATGTATTTCGTATCCAACTCGCCATATTGATACTTCGACGGGTCGGGACGCCCCACATCATTACCAGGCGCGGGATTTTGTGTCAATGCAGGCTTGTTTCCAGCCTCCAGGGCGGCAATGCGAGCCTCCAGGGAGGCCGCCCTAGCCTCTGAGGCGGCAAGGGCGCGCTCGGCCGTCCGCTGCCGTCCTACGGCCTGATTGATCCTCTTCTGAGGGTCGTTCTTATCCTTGGGCTTGTCGCTCTTGTCGTCGCCCTTGGCCGCCTTCTCTGCCGCCTTCTCGGCCGCCTTGGCCGCCTTCTCGGTCGCCGACTCTTCGTCCTCGCCGCCGTTCGTGGCGCGGAGGCGCTCGCCCATGTCCAGCTCATCCGGCTGTTCAGGGCGCGTCTCGCCGTCCACAACCGTGAAACCTTTGAAGGCGTTGATCTGATCTTCAAGCGAAGGCTGAGCGTTGCGCGCGTCAGACATACTAAGCCCCTGTCGCTACTTTGATGGCTTCCAGACGGCCGCGTAGCTCACGGTCTGCAATCTGGCTGGCGGCGCTTGCCGTCGCGTTGGAAATGCTCTGCGGGGTGGCTTGCGCCTCCGCGTTGAAGTTGGCCGCGCGCGAGTAGTTGAGCGCGGTCTGGCTGTCCATGGCGCCGAGCTTGGATTTGGCGGTGGCGATGGCCAGCTGATCCTGCATCTGCTTAGACTGCTGTGCAGATTGCTCTTTCTGCATCGTGGTCGGCGACATTTCGTCCGGGGAGAGGATGCCAGGCGGCATGTTGCGGCGGAGGCGCTCGGCGATCTTGTCGGCGTCGGGCCAATCCTGCGCCGCGACGATGAGATCGGCGGCGACCGCGAGAACCTGCGGCATGGCGTTGGCGAGGGCGGCCATGCCCTGCGCGCTTTCCTGGCGCTTCGTCTCGTAGGCGGCACCGGTGGTGGCCGTGACCGAGTATTTGCCGGCCGTGATGTCGATTGAAGTCTCTTGGCCGGACGCGTTGATAACCTGCATCGATTCCTTGCCGTCCTGGCCAAGGATTTTCACGATGCGAGCCGTGTCGTAGACGATGGGGATCAGCTCATTGGCGACCCTGCCGCATTCCTCAATCGCCTTGGTCAAATTGTCGTGATAAAGGATGGTTCCGGTGTCGCTGACGCGAATGCGCGCGTTGATGGCGGCGCCGCTGACCTCGTTCGAGGGCATGCCTAGATTGGCTTCGTGGATGTTCGAAACGTCTTTGATGTCCTGATTCGTCATCTCCGCTTGGGACATGAACGAATCCTCAACCTGCGCAGGCGGGATGCGCTCCGGCTTTTGGCCGCTGGCGGCGTTCCAGATCAGCAACGGGTCATCAGAGAGGTGCGAGTTGCGCCAGTTGGCCTCGCGGCCCTGCACGGCGGTGTCGGCGGCCGCCCAAACGCCGCGCGGCGTCTGCATCAGCTTCTCGGCGACAACACTGCGGAAATAGTTGTGGAGGCGCTGCGGGTCTTTGAGGAACCGGACCAGCCCCCAGCGATGCAGCCAATCGCCGACGCGCAGCTCCCAGCCTGGCACGCGGAAAATGGGGATGCGGTCAATCGGCAGCTCATACGGCCCCTCCAGCACGTCTAGGCCGGAGCAGACATACATCTGCGCATATTTCCGCGTCACCTCGCGGACCATGGGCGTTCCATCCTCGTTCTGATAGATGTTGCCCAAAATCTGGAGGTCGTGCGGGTTTTTGGAATCCATGTCGGTAATATCGACAGTCTCGCCTGTATTAAGCAGGGCGAACTCGCGCTGCATGGTGCGCATGCGCCAGTAATTAACAACGCGCACGTCATCAATGGCAATCCAGCCGGTCATGCGGAGGTCGCCGCGCAGCGACACATCTGTGATCACGTCCGCGGGCGTCGCCCATGGCCACCTTGCGAAGAAATCATCCTTCGACATGTGATCAATCTCGAAACAGTGCATCGCATCGCGGCCGGTGGGGTCAATTCTCATGCGGTCCCACACGACAGCGAGGTGGTCCGGGATGGTTTCAACGCCCAATTCTTGCGTCCAGATGTCGTCAGTCGTCTCTTTCAAATCGAGACGAAAATTCCCAATTCCGCACACAACGGCGCCCAAAAGGGCGTTGTCATAGGCGTTCTCGGCCCGGCTGACCTTCTGAACGTTGCGGATGATGCCCTCGCGGACGCGCGCGACGCCCACGGTGCCGCCGTTGTCGGCGACGATCTTGATATTCGTCTCGTTGAGCTTGCGCGAGCCGACAACCTGCGCCACGAAGGCGGGCAGGCGGTTGATGGTGAGCACGGGCTTGCGTGAACTTTCGCGCCTCTGACGTGTGAGATCGTCCCACTGGTCGCCGACGCAGAAGCGCAAATCTTCCAGCGCGGCCTCGCGGTTGAGGCGGTCGGATTGCACGTCATCGTAGAAGAATTTTCGCATTTCCTGGAGGAACGCGGAGTCGTTGGCATAGCCCTTGGGCAGCGGGATGCGGGGGCGGCGCTTGTTGCGCGAGCCGGCTGCGCGGTC